AGCAAGCTCTCAACGCAAATCCAATCAGTAGTCATTTCCTTACGGAGCAACTCGAAAGTATAGGACTCAGTGCCGGGGCGTTGAATCACTTCGGGTTTGCTATCGCAAGAATCAGTCTCGCAGTAGGTGTCGGTGATCTGACGGAAAGGTGTGCAAGGATCGTGGAACCCACGTCCGAAGCGGAATGCTTTCTGTTCAGTTGTGTGGTTAAGAGGCCATGCTTGCTCCTCAAAACGTGTGAAATATGCACTGTTAGTGACAAGTTTCTTCACATAAAGGTCGTTGAAATATTCGCGGCCTTCACGAAAGAAAGAATCAATTTCAGCACAGCTATTGAAGTATAGTTGATCTGACATTTTGTTTATTTGTTTGGTTTAGTTGGTTTGGTTGTTGCACCCATGACAAGTCCGAAGAATGTCAAAGCGAGTGCTTTGTTTTCTTCGGCTGGATTCAACCCCGAATCTCTCTTGCGAGAGCAGTCCAGAAACATCTTTTCATGCGAGTGATGTTACTCGCCAGTCTGGGTGAGACTGAATCCCTAATGTTATCGTAAACGATAATGTCGGATATCCCGTTTGATTGAAAGATAAGAATATTCTATATCATGTCAAGCGAAAAAATAAAAAGGTGGAAGATTTTTTAAGTCTTCCACCTTTCCACTATTACGGATTATTGGGCTATGCAGTGCGCGGCCCGAATCGTGCCAACTTTGCCGCCAGTCCCTCCGACATACTCATCCGTTGTGATGGAGAATCAGAAGTCTTTGGCGAAGCAGAAATGCGAGATGATCCCTTGAGTTGTTCGATATACTCGTTCTTCTCTTTTACCATTTCTTTGTATGCTTTGATTTGGGCTTGTAGCTTTTGATAGTTGCGCCCTTGGTGAATGAGTCGGTTCATATCCTCTACGGATGCTTCCTCATTCGATTGTTGGGTTGCCGAAAGTGCGATTGCTTCATCCCGGCTCAAGTCATACTTGATTCCCTTTTCCTTCATGTACTCAGAAACTTCATCTGATTCTGAAGTTGCGCCGTCTATCTCTTGCTGGGTGGTCTTATAACTATCGCGCCATGTATTAAGGAACTTATTACGCCCCTCTTGCTCACGTTGCTTAGACGTTTCGATTATGGTCTTTTTAGTCTGCTCAAAGTTGGCAAGGGCGGCATTGTGGCTTTTTGCGGCTTTGATGAAGTTGTTGACTTGCTCTGCGAATTGGTACTGTTTGAATTGCGAGAGTGAGTTTGTGATTTCGTCGAATGCTTGATCCCTGTCCGATTCCGCAGCTTGCCTGTCCGCTTCTGTTTGGGAATTGTAAATAGCGGCGTTTGCGTTGACAGCACGGGAGAAGGTTGAAACAAGCGTTGGATCATTCCCCAGCAATTGTCTCGCAGATTCGTAAGTGCTTTTAAGAGGTTCAATGTAGTTCTTTTGGAAGTCGGGGTTGCTGGCAATGTCGTGAAAGTCCAGTTTACCTCTGAGTTCTTGGATTTGCTTTGACAAGGCGTGTTCAACGTCGAGCTTTTCTTCGTTTGCTTTGTTGAGTTGCTGTTGGTAGTGGTTTGTTTCTTTTGTGGACTTTGCTTCTGAGATAAGTTGCTCAAGCTCTTGGATTTTGGTTTCAAACTTTGGAACTTCGTCACGCTTGTACTTTTCGAGTTCTTCTTTGAGCTTTCGGTTCTCTTCGATTTGCCTTTCAACGAATCCTTTTTTCTTGCTTGATCTGTCAGACGTAATTTCGGATTCAGTAATTCCTGTGTGTTCTTGTTCTTCTTCATTATTCTTTCTAAGACCTAGCATTGGATCACCCATGTTGGTTGCGCTAGGTTTACCCTCGTCGCTTTGTTGTTGACTGAACTTCTTTAAGAAGTCAGATGTGTTGCCCTTAATAGGAACTTGGGGTTTCCCCTGTAGCTCCTTGATTACTTCTGCTGTGTCGTTTGTGTCTGCCATAAATTAGTTTTCGTCGAGGTCTGGATCAACTGAGCTATCTTTTGTCTCTTTATTTCTTGGAGAAGACTTTGCTTTTTTAAACTCTCCTTGTTCCTCTGTTCCAATAGCATCAATAGTTTTGATTGCATGAATCAGCGTGGTTACTCCTTCTGGTGGGGTTACGTTTAGCAGTAGATATGCTTGTAGTTTGTTCCAATCTTCGTGTGCTGTAATCGCAGCGCATAGTAGTTTTACTTTTTCTGTGGTCATTGTTGCATTGGTGTTATGTTGGATTGCATCTCAACCTCTTCGGTTATTTCTGGAGTCTCAACCTCTTCTCCTTGCATAGTTGCCATCTTTGCCTTTTCCTTTTGGATTTCTTGACGGGCTTTGGCTTTCTGTAGGGCGAGTTGTGTAATACCTTGCTCCTTGCGTTGCTCTGTGCGTTGAGCGTGACTGATAGCAGCCTTGCCAACGGAGATGTCCGCAAGTTTCTTCTTGGTGTCGATCTCGATACCAGATTTGGCAGCGAGGTACTGGAGCTTGAGTTCTTCTTCCGAAGATTGTTTGCCTTGTTGGGCTTGTGCCATCTCTTGGTATACGCCAGCGATTTCGTCTGCTGCACCTTGAGCCTGTTGCATCCCTTGCATGAATTGCTTGAGGAAATCTTGTTTGGATGGGTCTTTCTGGATGAATCCAACGTGCGCCATGATGTGACCGCCTTTGAATTGCACAGAACGTACAGTTTTAGCAAGTTCGTTAACGTCTGGTTGACCGCCTTGAACCATCTGCATACTCGTTTGAATCTGCATCATCATATCTTGCAAGTGACCAGAGACGTGTTCAACGTGTGGATCGGTTGGTAGTACTGGGAAGTTTGCTGGGTTAACGAATACATCCGTCATGCCAGCGTTCTCAAACCCAATGATTCGCATTGTATCGTCAATCTTACTTGGCTTAGTATTACGATACCTAGCTACATTGTCACGCCCAGAGAGTGCGGCAATAGCGTCCTTAACTGCGTTCTCTTGACCTTCGTTTGCTGGGGTAATAGCTGTGATCTGCAATAGTTTTTCAGCGGTGATGAGCTTGAAGCTAGGACTACCGGCTCCATTGATAAGGTTAGAACGGATGCTAGTAATGTTCTTGAATTGCGCGGCTTCTTTAGGAGTTCCCATTTCCTCTAGGATTTCATAGAACTTCCTGTTGTATTCATACCCATCGTCGCTGGACTTGCAGTTTAAAAAACGCTTGTAGAGTTGCTTGAAGAACAATGTTTGGCACTCGTTGAATCGACGAATCTGAGTTCCAGATAGTTTAGCGGACTCAGCGGCATCTAGTTCTGCTTCGCCTTTGGTTCGTTGTTTCCCCCCGCTCGTAGGAGCGTTGATGCGGTACTGCCCCATCCCGCGATAGAGATCACCCATGAAGAATTGCATGAATCCCATGCTCTCTGCTACTGGGAGTTGGAAGCGGTTCTGGATGAACTTCGCTCCATCTGGCATTACCGAGATTGGTAGCCACTCCATTTGCTTTAACATCTTAGTAGAGTCTGGCCCTTGGCCTTCGATCATCAGCATCGAGTTTAGTCGAACAGCATCAACCAATCCGTTCATTGTGAAGTCATACTGACGGCAAGCAACGAATGCCGATTCCGCTTGGCTCTTGATGTCTTGGAAAAGACCAGAGCCAACTGAATCAGTAAGCATATAAAGAATCTCATCCCATGAGTTATATGCACCGATCTTCAACATCATAAATCCATGCTCACTACGAACATCCTCTTCACTCAGTTTACCAGAACCCTTAAAGTTGGAGTTGATGTACTGAGCGATAGGTTGGTAGTCCTGTAGGATGATTGCTTTCGAGATCGTACCATCAAACTCTCTCCAGTACACCTCATAGAGATCAATCTTCTGGTTGACCGAAAGGCTCCAGTTGAATCCTGCTTCGCTGATTGTGCGGAAGAAGTCTTCGCGAGTCTTCCTGTGGTTACTGAATGATCGGTGGAAGCGGATAGCGTCGATAGCGGCATCTACGTTCCAGCCCATTGCTTCAGCGGCTTTGCGGTTCTCAATCTTTTTGTACAACTCGTAAGGAGTTAGGCGGACACGGCGCACAAATTCCTCAAGATTGCAAAAGTCGATACGAATATCATCTGGGAAGAGAAGGTCAGATAGGAAAACGTGTTCTGGCATCCATCCTAGTGGACTATCCCACATTCCTATGCCTTTTCCGTACAGAAGCATTTCCTCTAGGTCTTGTTCTGTATTATAGAGGTAGCCGGGCCATTCGCGGATTGCTTGGTCAAATGCCGTTGAGATATTCTCAGAGTTTACAAGGCGTTCTTTTTCGTTGCCGAATTTACTTTTGATTGTGCAACAAGCTTGACGCTCCGTAATGACATCGTAGTAACTGGATTTCTGGTTATCGACGATAAATCCTAGTTGTCCGTAGTTAACGTCCGATTGCCAAGGTAGTTTCTTTTCAGCAATCTTGCTGTACCCTGTAGGTGGGAACATTTTATAGGCTTTGTAGATTCGCAAGCGTTTGTTTTCCCTGCCTACATTGGCTTGCCTCAAGTTGTTAGCTATGTTCCAAGCGTGGTCGGCATTGGATATGCGGGTTGCTGGTGGCTTGCCGTTTTCGTCTAGGGTTGCAAGTGAGAAGTTGTCGTTTCCTATTGAGAGCATAATATTTTATCGTTTACGATAACGAGTTAAGCGCATTCCTGCGTCGATTGCAAGAAGAACATCCCCTTGCTTTGTGTTCTAGTTTAGTGCCAAGCACCCTGTCTGTGACGGCTGCTACAGTATGGATTGCTTGTGCGATTCTATCCCCAAGTCCATCAGCATACCAGCAACGATCACTTGGCTGGCGTTCGCAAATTTGATCTTCGACAAGTTGCTCAATGTTACTTGGAACTTCAACTCCATTGGATCGACAATCTTTTTGGATGTTTGAAATTAAGTTGCTCCATGTGCTTCCATAGACTACGGCTGGGAAGGTGAGATTATTACGTTTGATCTCGTATTTGTAGTACCACCCGCCAACTGGAGATAGGTTTCTATTTTTGAGTTTCATCTTGCCTTTAGTTGGAAAATATATTTTATTATTGATATGTCAAGAATTTTTTCTGGAAACACAGGCATCCAAAAGTACGGTATTAAATTCCCTGAGAACATGGATGAGCTAGGTATAGAGCTATACTGCTACGCTATAAGCAAGGGTGAATACGGAAGAGATTACTGCAATAAGCACAATATAAATCTTTCAGATTTTAAATTGCTTACTCCATACGAGCATTTCTTAAAGGCAGTTAAACTTCAATGGCCTACTGAAGTTTGTATTGTCAATCGAGGTTATACGAATACTCAGTTGTTGAGAACTCTGGAAGAACTCTGCAATAATGATGACATCTGTTTAGCTGGCGCGGCCTCGATGGGAAAGTCGTTTCCAGTTGGTCTTTGGGTCTACCTTGACTGGTGTTCCGCTCCACATTGCACCTCGTCTTGGGTTGCTACCACTACTCTTGGTGCATCCGAAGATCGTATCTGGGGTATCATCTCTAAGTTATGGAAGTCCGCTGCCGTCCAGTTTGGTAAACTCATTGACTATCGCCACATGATTGTTTGGGGTGGTGGATCGAATGATGAGGATAAGGATTATCGTAATGCCATCAAGGCTCTCGCATTCCAGTCTGGTAATGAGGGTCAGAAGGCTATTGATACTACCCGTGGTCGTAAGAATGACCGGGTTAGACTAGCCCTTGATGAGTTGCCAGAAATGGAGCTAGGCGCGATAACTGCCCGTGTTAACTTATCAGCTAACAATGACGTAGTCTTTATTGGTATCGGAAACCCATCCGCTGGTGACAACCCTCATACTCGCTGGGCTATGCCTAAAGGCGCATCTAACTTCGATGTAGTCAGTCCAGAAATGGATAGGTGGGAGACTGAAACTGGCGTTTGCTTGTTCTACAATGGAATGAGGTCTCCTAACTTTCAAGCTCCTATACATGAGCCTTCACCTTTCCCTTTCTTGATGGATCGAAAGAAGCAGGAGATCATGCTCAAACAATGTTATGGAGACGAGAATGCTATCGACTACGTTCGTAACGCTATTGGCTGGTGGCCGAAGTCTGGATTCGCCCAGACCATCCTCACCGCTGATCTGATCCGTAACGCTGAAACAAATATAGAACCAATCTGGGATGCAGAGGGATTTACTAAAGTAGCAGGGTTCGATACAGCATTTACGGTTGGTGGAGATAGGTGCGTACTGACGGTAGCTAAACTAGGGTACATTCGCGGGACTCGCAATAAAGTGATGTGGCTAGAAAAACAAGATGTCATTCAGTTATCGGCGCGGGAGGCGGCTGAATTTGAGGTTGGATTAGCTAAAGACGTTGTTGAGAAGTGTAGGACATACAATGTCCAACCACAGAAGTTTGGAATGGACGTTTCGGGTGATGGTGGTCGAGTTGGTCAGGCAATTATCCGCGAGTGGTTGAAGTTTGATACAAGTGGTCATTCTATTGTTCTTATATCTTCTATGGGCAAGCCAACTGAACGTATGGCAGCAGAGGTTGATAAACGCCCGTGTAATGAAGTTTATGATCGTTTAGTATCAGAGTACTGGTACTCAGCTTATCATGGTTTTAAGAGCCGGGTCATCTATGGAGTTGAATCCGCTGGCGCATTGGCGCGGGAGCTTTGCATCCGTAGATACAAACTCAAATCTAAAAAGATTTCGGTAGAGACTAAAGATGACTACAAGGGGCGAACGGGCTTCTCTCCCGATTTAGCTGATAGCTTCTTGTATTGTCTAGAGATGGCGCGGAGATACGGGCTTGTTTTTATCGGAAACGATAAAGCTGTCCCAACGAACCGATTCTGGGCTAGAGATGAAAAGCTAATCGCAGCACTTGAAGATGACAGCTATTCATCTGATGAGAATGGTGACTGGTAATTAATCCAGAATGCCTTGAAGCTCTAGCGTGTTCGCTACTTCCTCTGGAATAACTATACGAATGAACTTACGTCCATCGTGGAAGCCTAGTGTTTCCATTGTCTTGATGTCCGCTTTCTTTACCCAGCATTGATTGAACTGCTGTTGGAAAAGAATCTTAGTTTGGTTTTCATCTTCATGGTAGCCCTCGCAGATGATCATTGAAACGAATGTATTATTTGAACTCATATATTAAATATCCTAATTCTCTTGCCCACGCAGGATTATCGTGGATTCTATTATGACACGTTCTGCACGTTGCCATAAACATTTCTAGGTTTGAAAGGTTCTTGCCTCTCTTAGCTTTGTGGTGAATGTCTGTAGCTCCAGCCCCGCATACCTCGCAGTTTGGATGAGTGGAAAAGTATTCCTTTCTCGCTTCAGAGTATTCTTTGTTCAGAACCTTACGCTTATCTGAAACAGGCTTTAACCTTGACCCTGTTTTTTTGAACCCTTTTTTTCTACTCAGCATTGCTAGTAGTTTTCAATTTCGGCGCACATAGCTCAATCACTTTATCCACTTGTTCTTTCTTTAGAATGCTCTTGGAATTTACCTCGATCTGGTTGATTAACGATCCAGTCACGCCGATCTTGTCGCCTAGTTGCCTGACCGTCATCCCTATCTTCTTGCGGGTCTCCCGTAGCTGATTGGCAAAGGTCTTGCGTCCAATGGAACGAATGTAGCGAGACTGCTCATAGGCAGTCATGCAGGATTCGTAGGCTTCGTATAATGGATGCTTCATTTCAAATAAAAA